ACCACCAGACTTTGTGCCGTCACAGTGGGAACACTCCGCAGAACAACACGATAGTTATATGGACTGGGAAACAACATTTGATAACCTATATGAATGGGGAAAGGATAAGAAAAAATGAAATTAACAGATCTTAGTGGAGATGGAAAAGTAACTCAAAAGGACAAACTTATTGGTGCCGGTGTTTTGGACAAGGACGGTAATAAAGTTAAGAAAAAGTTTTTTAATGGTGGTAAAGTACATGCATCATTTGGAACTGACTTCGACGATAGGTAAATATTATGGATAATAAAAAAGTACGTAAAATTATTAGTGGTTTAAAAAAAGCATCAAAGCTACATGCTTCTCAGGCTAAACAACTTGAGGGCATGTTAAAACAAAAGAAGAAATAGATGGCAACTTCAGGTACAACAACATTCAATCTCGATATAGCTGATGTAATTGAAGAAGCCATGGCTATGTTAGGTGGTGAGCAAACTCTAGGGTTTGAACCGTTAGAGGCACGTCGCACACTTAACCTTCTTCTTATCGATTGGATGAACCGTGGTATATTACTTTGGAAACAAAACTTAGCCACATTGGATATAACAAGTGGCACAGCTGAATATACATTACCAACTTCACTTATAGATATAACTGAATTAGTTCACAGAACAGTCAGTGGTTCAACAACCACAGACTTAGCTTTAGAACGTATTACTATGGAAGCTTATCAAAGAATTACAAACAAGACACAAACGGGTAGACCAACACAGTATGCTATCAATAGATTAAGAGATGCAGCTGAATTATATTTATGGCCTACACCTGATACCACAACTTCAAGTGGCACACCTATATTATCATATTTCAGCTTTAACAGAGTTGAAGATATAACAAAGTCCGATCAAGATCCTGATGTTCCTTTTAGATTCTTACCATGTTTAGCTACCGGCTTAGCTTATAAAATGTCTATCAAAAGACCAGGCATTACATCCGAAAGAGCCAGTATGTTAAAACAAATGTACGAAGAAGAATTAACATCAGCAATGTATGCAGATAAAGAAAGAGCTAGTCTTTTGATTAAGCCATCGTTTAGGTTATAATGGCAAAAGGTAAGTATGCATACTTTATCTGCGACCGATCAGGGTTTAGATTTAAATACTCTGAGAGAGTCAAAGAGCCGACGGGGTTGGTTGTTGGAGCTTCGGAAACGGATGGTCGATATAATATATTAGATCACCCGCAGAACAAAACTCCAAGAATTAATGACGATGAAAACTTGAGGGATGCACGTCCGGAAGTCGTACTAGCTACAACTGGCGATGCTGGATGGAGTCCCGATGATTCAACATTTACAAAGAGAGGTAACTAAAAATGGCCATAACACAAGCTGTATGTAATTCCTTTAAGTCAGAAGTTTTACAAGAAGGGCATCAGATTAAAACTGATACCTTAAAGATAGCTTTATTCACAAGTGCGGCTTCTTTGTCTGCGGGTACGGCTGCGTACTCAACGTCTAATGAAGTTGTATCAAGTGGTGGGTATGCTCCTGGGGGTGGTACACTAACTGGTGTAACTATATCGCTCGGCGCAACATCTGCTGCTGGTGGAACAGCAATTATTGATTTTGCTGATATATCTTTTACGAGTACAACATTCTCAGCTAGAGGAGCACTAATATATAATTCATCTAATAGTAATAAAGCTATTGCTGTTTTAGACTTTGGGTCTGATAAAGTGTCGACTAACGGTACATTTACAATTTCATTCCCAGCTGCTGCTGCATCGACTGCTATTATCACACTTTCATAGTCGAGGTTAATCGTCTATGTCTGTGGTTACTAGTGGATACAGTAGAAATACTTGGAACTCAGGTGCATGGAACCGTAGTGTAGTTGATCGTTCGGTTACAGTTAGTGGAGTTGCATTATCCACTACTGTTCGTTCTGTGGACGTAGTTATTCCGGGAACGGCTTTTGTATCTAACGTAGGAATAAATTTATCTCTTCGTAGTGTATCTACAACAGCTAATGCAAACGTATCGGTAACCAGAGCAAATATAGGATTTAGTTTACGATCAGCAACCGTTGAAGTTGTTAAGACAAGTAATGTAACAGGGGTATCTTTAACGACTACATTAAGAAGTCCAACACTCACAGGTAGCCCAAAAGTTTCTTTAACAGGATTAGCACCAAGATTTACCGTAAGAGATGCCATAGCTTTTTTTGGAACAAATGTTATACCATCACAAACATCGGCGACATTTACAACAGGTAATGAAAACATAGAAGCTGGAGCTAATCCAGTAATTTACACAAGTAAAACATTTAAGGTAACAGTAAAAAGCACTAGTGGTGGTAATAAATATTTAATAGATGGTAAACAACAGTATGGTTTAAATTTAGTTAAAGATAGAAATTTATTTACCTTTGATCAATCTGATAGTACAAACACTGGTCACCCTTTTAGATTTAGTTTAACACCAAACGGTACACATGGAGGAGGAACTCAATACACAGTTAATGTACAAACTGTGGGAACTCCAGGTAATCCCGGGGCATATACACAAATATTTGTTGAGAATGATGGTCCAACTACATTATATTATTATTGTACAGTTCACTCAGGGATGGGTTCTGTTGTTAATTTTCAACCAGTAATTAGAACAAGAGTTATATCACCAAATATAAATGGTGACGGTAACTTGGTATTAACAGGAGTTAGTGCTAGATTTAGAACACACATAAGAGGAATATGGACACCTAAAGTTTTTGGTGGTACTTCTGAAATATGGAAGGCTAAGAAGATATGAGTATAACATTTAACCAATTAGTAAACAGAATTAAAACAACAAGTGAAGATACTAGCACAGAGTTTGTAGGTGACATCCCAGCTTTTATTGAAAGAGCTGAAGCAAGATTAACAAGAGAAATAGATTCATATGGTGTTGTGCAATATGCAACATCAAACATGGTTATCGGTGATCCATTTATTACCAAACCTGTAAATACATTAATTATAAAAAATTTAAATATTATAAAGTCTGACGGCACACGTATTAATTTATTACAAAAGACAGACGAATATTTAAATGATTATTGGCCACAACGTACAAGTGTGGGAGTGCCTAGATATTATGCAAACTTTGGTTTTAATAATTTACTTATAGCTCCTACACCCGTGTCGGCTTATGATTGTGAAATGTCTTATATCGTTCAACCAACAGCAGCTACCTCAGTGCATCAAGAGAATTTCTTTACTGAATATTGTTCTAATGCATTGTTTTATGCTAGTATGAAGGAAGCTTGTATGTTTATGAAAAATTACTCTGCGGCTCAAATTTGGGAACAAGAGTATCAACGAGCCTTTACTGACTTATTAAATGAAGCCAGAAGGACAAGACAGGATGATATGAGAAATAATGCCTCACCAGCTGGAGGCGATAATACATTAGTAAAAGGAAGTAATTAATTATGCCTAGTAGTTATACAACAAGATTAAGATTAGAGAAACAAGCTGATGGCGAAAATGCAAACTCTTGGGGTGATCGTCTTAACCAACAAGTTATTGATATGGTTGACGAAGCCGTTGGTGGTGTAGTCGTTGTCAGTACAACAGGAGCCACAACATCATTAACAGCCAGTAACGGTGCAGCCGATCAGTCTCGTAATGCTGTATTAAGAATTGAAGGAACATTAGGATCTGACTCAACTATAGTAATTCCTAGTGTTGAAAAATTATATGTTGTTGACAACCAAACAACTGGTGGTGCACATACAGTTAAAATAAAAACAGCCGCAACAACAACGAATATTATTGCTCCTCGTGGTGGTTCAAAGTTTATTTATTGTGATGGTGTAAATGTTCACAACTCCGTTGACCCAGTAGGTGTTAGTGCACTATCTACCGAAGGTGGTGCTGTTGGCCCGATCACAGTTGGTGGTACGGTATCAGCCACAGCCGTAGATTCAACACGAGTTATTACAACAAGTATTTCAAGCTCAATCACAGATACAACTAAACTATTTGCAACAACAGCTATATCTGTAAGTGCTGTTGACTCACTGGGTAAACAACTTAGAATTACAAAGTCAGCCGTTGCTGATATTGTTTCATTAACTGATGCATCAACGATCTCAGTAAACTTTAACAGTGGTCAAAACTTTGATGTTAGATTAGGTGGTAACAGAAACTTAGGTGCTCCTACCAATGTTCAATCAGGACAAACCGGAAGCTTCTTTGTTCGTCAGGACGGTACTGGATCAAGGACGTTATCATTTAATAGTGCTTACAAGTTTGTTGGGGGTACGGCTCCTACATTGACAACGACAGCTTCTGCCGTTGACCGTATTGACTACGTTGTGTTATCGAGTTCTAGTGTGCATATGGCAGCATCACTAGATGTTAAATAATACAAGAGGTATAAATGGTATTTCAAAATAATGTTCTTTCAGGTGCTGGTGGATCAGGCACAACCGTATATGAAATAGACCAATCAATAAGATTTAATGAAGCTGATAGTCCATATATGCAAAAAACATATAGTGGAGACGGAAGTCGTACGACTTGGTCATTTAGTTTTTGGACAAAGCTAGGTAAATCACCACCTTATAATTCAACAAGAGGTAATTTTTTAATTGCTTATAATACTACTAGTGGTGCGCAAGAAGATATAAGAATAGAGGGTTCAAATCAACAGTTACAATGGTTTACTCATAATGATGGTGGAACTGGTACTTTAGCAGATTTAAAAACTACTCAATATTTAAGAGACCATTCTGCTTGGTATCATATTTTATGTGTAGCAGATAGAACTAATGTAGTATCAAGTGAAAGACAACGAATGTATATTAATGGTCAAAGAGTAACTGACTTTGCTACTGAAACATATCCATCACAAAGTGCTGAAGGTCATGTAGGAAAGAGTGCAGATGTACATTACATTGGCAGTAGAGGTGGTAATTCCAATACACGAATTGATGGTTATATGGCTGAAATACATTATTTAGATGGTCTAGCTTATGACCCTAGTTTCTTCGGCGAGTTTAATAATTCTGGAATCTGGATAGCAAAAGAATACACTGGCAGTTATGGAACAAATGGATTTAAAATTGATGGCAGAGATGCATCTGACTTAGGAGATGACGAATCAGGTAATGGTAATGATTTCACCTCATATAATCTTGCAGCACATGACCAAGTTAGTGACTCACCTTCCAATAATTTTTGTGTAATGAGTCCTATTGATTTTACCTATAATACAATTAAAAATGGAAATTTAGAAACTATTGGTGGTAATAACAATAAAGGTGGTAGAGGTACTATGGGATTTACCAGTGGTAAATTTTATTGGGAAATGTTAGCTACAACACTGTCTGATAGATATCCAGGTAGTGGTGTGGTGTATGACGAATATGCATCTAGTATGCCTACTGCATATGCTGGAGGTGGCACTAATCATGGTGCAGGAGCATCACACAATGGAGCCAAATGGTATAAACAAAGCACATCAGGAACACAGTATGGAAGTCATCCATCTAGTGGAGACATTTATATGTATGCATTAGATAGAGATAATAATAAAATATTTTGGGGTGTTAATGGCACTTGGAGAAATAGTGGTGACCCAGCTAATGGAACTGGAGCAGTGGCTTCTAGTTTAACACATTATGGGGCATGGATGCCTTTTGTAAATCATGGTTCAAATGCTGGTGCTTCAGCATCTACCTTTAATTTTGGACAAGATGGAACTTTTGCTGGAGCTAAAACAGCTCAAGGTAATAGTGATGGTAATGGAGTTGGTAATTTTTACTATAGTGTTCCAAGTGGGTACTTAGCACTTTGCACAAAGAATTTAGGGAGTTAATATGGCAGCACCAACAATACCAAATGGCGAAACACAGTTCTTCCCGATCATCTACGAAGGCGACGGAAAAGGCCAGAGGGTCGGTAAGTTCGTACCTTTTACAGACAATGGTACTATTGCTAATAGTTTGATATTTAATGATGGAGATAGTCCATATATGAGACGAACACCTTCAGGAGCTAGTAATCGTAAAACTTTTACCATAAGTTTTTGGGTAAAAAGATGTCAATCAGGAGTACTTCAACTAATAATTGCACAAGGTGCAGATCACAATAATTCTAGTACTATAGCATTTTCTTCTTCTGATCAACTACGCTTTGGACATAATGATAGTGGTTCAACAACTTATGCTTTAATAACAAACAGAACATTTGAAGATACCTCTAAATTTTATCATATACTTGCATCTTTTGACACCACTCAATCAACAGCATCAGATAGAGTAAAATTGTATGTTGATGGTGATTTAATGACTTCCTTTGCAACATCTACTTATCCACCACAAGATTTTGATTTGGATTTTAATTCTACAGGAACTATTGCAATAAGTGGTCAAATTCCATCTGGAACTTTATTTCCTTTTGATGGATATCTGGCTGAAGTTAATCTCGTGGATGGCACAGCACTAACACCTGACACTTTTGGACTTACGAACACATCAACTGGCAGATGGATCCCCAAAGCATTAACAGGTATTACTTATGGAACTAATGGTTTTAGATTAAAGTTTCAAGACAGCTCAGCACTTGGTGATGATACCAGTGGTAACACAAATGATTTCGGTACGGTAAATGGTCTTGTAGCTGGAGACCAGACCACCGATAGTCCGACACAGAATCATGCGACACTTGAAGATGGTGGAAATGGAGGAACTTTATCTGAAGGTAATTTAAAACTAGCTACCACAACAAGTCAATATAATATTAAATGTGCAACATTAAGACCAAAATCAGGAAAATATTATGCAGAATTTAAACAAATAAATTCTGGTGGAAGACCGAATGTTGGAGTTGCTTTATCTGATAATATGCCTTATTCAGGCACAAATGTTTTTACACCAGTTACACCAGTTTCTAGTAATATACCAGGATATGGATATTATGGTTATAATGGTATAATTTATACCTCGTTAGATGGAGGTCCTACTTTTACTACTGTTAATAGCACAGGAACTACTTATGCACAAAATGATATAATAGGTATTGCATTAGATTTAGATACACCACAAGTAAGTTTTTATAAAAATAATTCTTTAGTTATTACTTTGAGTCTTCCAAGTGGTTCAAATGGTTATTCATATTTTGTTGGAGATACTGCTGCTGGTTATAGTGCGACTTGGGAATGTAACTTTGGTCAAAAATCTTTCGCCTACACCCCACCAACTGGCTTTGTGGCTTTACAACAAGACAACTTGCCAGAGACTGCAAAAGGCATAACTGGGTTTACTTGGATTAAAGATAGAGACAATGCACTTAATCATAATAGTTATGATAGTAGTAATGGTGTATTTAATAGATTAGTTCCAAATAATAACTCTACCATACTTAATACTCAAAGTGGTGTTTCAAAATTTTTAAAAGGTGGTATCGCTGTTGGTGATTTATCTAATATAAATAATAGTGGTGCATCTATGGTGTCTTGGAACTGGGTAGCAAATGGAGGGGTCACTAGCACCAACAATGATGGTTCAATTAGCTCAACTGTTCAGGTAAATTCTGATGCTGGGTTTAGTATTGTGCAAGGTAAATATTTTCAGGGCACTATGGGACACGGGTTATCACAAACTCCCGAATGGATTATTTACAAAGAAACTTCACCTAATGCAAATAGTTGGTATGTTTGGCATAAAGGTTTAACATCAACAACTTATTATTTGTTATTCGATTCAACTCAAGCTCAAACTAATTATGGTGCTACATTATGGGCACCAACATCAACTACTTTTTCAACTAATTTATCATTATCAGGAGATAGAGATGCTATTGCCTATTGTTGGCACGGAGTAGATGGTTTTAGTAAATTTGGTAGATACGAAGGAAATGCTAACTCAAATGGTCCGTTTGTGTACTTAGGATTCCGACCAGCTTTTTTAATGATAAAAAATGCAGATAGGAGTGTTGACTGGATTATTATTGATAGTAAAAGAGACCCTTTTAATGATGGTGTGAGTAAATTACTAAAACCAAGTTCTAGTGCTGCTGAATCTGAAGCTAATAATCAAGGTATAGACCTTTTAAGTAATGGTTTTAAAATTAGACAATCATCATCTAATGCTTTTAATGCTAGTTCAGAAACTCATATCTACATGGCATTTGCTGAACATCCATTCGTTGGGGACGGAACGAGTCCTGTAACTGCGAGATAGGGTTGTATATATGAAACAAATATTTAATAATAGAAACATACGTAAAGGAGTATTATGTCTTGGGCAATAGTAAAAAACAATCAAGTAATTGAAATACTAAATGGTGCAAAAGCTGTAACCATAAACGGTATCCAATACCCTAGTAATATTTTTAGTGTATGGCCAAAAGCCGATCTTAAAAATATTGGTATTTATCCAACACAGATTACAAGCACAATAAATGATAGAACTCATGCAGGAACAGGCGGTGTAACGTATACAATTAATACTGACCACGTAGCTATACACTATAATAAAAAAGCACATGTTTTAGAAGATGTTACCAATGAAGATAAAAGTGTAACAGCAGGTTTAAAATCAAAACTACTCGCAGAAGTTGACGACAATGCATACAAAGTATTAGCACCGTCAGATTGGATGACTACACGTCAAATCGAAACGGGTGTAACTATAGCTGATAATTGGAAAACATGGAGAGCTAGTGTACGAACTCAAGCTAAAGCTATGAAGACGGCTATCAATGCTGTGACAACAATCACTGACGTTCCAGGATTATATGTAACTTATGCAACAGCTAGTGATGGAACAATGACATCTGTGTCTAGTGGTCATCTATGGCACTGGCCTAAAAATCCAGATGAGGCTTAGAGAAAGGTGGAGAGAATAAATGTCCACCGATACAATTCTATTTGATGTAAATTTCAGACCGGGGATAGACAGAGAGTCTACACAATATGCCTCCAAAGGTGGGTGGTATAATGGTGACAAAGTACGGTTTCGTGCTGGTAAACCAGAAAACATTCGTGGTTATGAGAAAAGAGTACAAGAAGAATTTATAGGAACAGGTCGTTCAGCACATTCATTTACAAGTAACGATGCTCTAAAATATCATTCCTTTGGTACACCTAGTCACTTATATATCTATGCCGGTGGTAAAAATTTTGATATTACACCATTACGAACATCAACAACATCGAGTGTTACCTACAAAACAGTAGCCTCTAGCACTCGCATACTTGTATCATCTACAAGTCATGGAGCTAATGTTGGTGATTATTTTATTCTCGTATCGTCAGCTACCGTGGGCGGTAATCATAGATTTTTAAACAGTCAGTTTGAGGTTGTATCAGCTACATCTAATAATTTTACATTCAATACAACAGTAGCTTCATCGGCAACCACAACAATAACAACACGATCTAAGTTTCAATTCTATATACACTCAGGTGGGTCACAAAATATTCCTGAACTTGGTTGGGGTGTTGGGGTTTATAATGCTGGTGTTTCAATTACCGGAGCCAGAGCATGGAATAGTCCTGCAAGTATATCTGGTGATACACAAACACAGCCACTACGACAATGGGCACTTGACAACTTTGGCGAAGATTTATTAGCTTTACCACGAGAGGGTAAATTACATGTATGGGAAGAATCAGACGGTACCGGTACAAGAGCTGTGGTTGTTCCAACAGCTCCAAGTGCATCCAACTTTATGTTTGTATCACAACAAGATAGACACGTTATTTGTTTAGGCACACATGGTGTAGCCAGTGGTTTTGATCCAATGTTAGTTAGATGGTCAGACCAAAATGATTATACAAATTGGAATGTTAATGTTAGTAGCACATCGGGTGAAAACCAACTGGGTGACGGTAGCGAATTAATAACTGGACTTAACACTCGTAACCAATCATTAATCTGGACGGACAATGCTGTACATGCTATGGAGTTTGTTGGTCCACCGTTTATATTTAACTTTAGACAATTAGGTTCTAACTGTGGTATAGCTGGGCAACATGCAGCTATAGAACTTGACGGTCGTATATTCTGGATGGGTGCAAAAGATTTCTTTGTATATGATGGTGCTGTTAAAGCATTACCGTGTACAGTTCGTCGTTATGTTTACGATGATTTTAACTTTGATCAAAAAGAAAAAGTATATGCTGGTACAAACCAAGAATTTAGAGAAGTAACATGGTTGTATCCAAGTAGAAATTCTACAGAGGTGGATCGATATGTAAGTTATAATCCTGTTGAAAACTATTGGACATTTGGTACAACTATATTTACAACATGGGAAGATAAAGAAGTATTTCAAAACGTGATAACAACTGGTCAAGAAGCAGACGGCGATAACTATTTATATACAAACGAACCCGAAGGTATTTATACAGCCGATGGTCAGAGACAAGAAGCATTTCTTGAATCATCAGAATTTGATACAACTCCGCCATCGTATGGACCAGGAGATAGCATTATGTACTTGGATAGAATCGTTCCAGACTTTACAATAAATGATGGTGGTCGTGTTACTTTAAATATGAAACTTAAAAACTTTCCAAACGGAGAGATTAGAGAAAAGGGACCATTTTTTGTAACACCGACAACACAATTTATAAGAACACGTGCTCGTAGTCGTCAAGCTATTATTCGTATCTCGACATCTACGGGTGGAACTAACTGGCGACTAGGATCTTTTAGAATGGATGTAACACAAGATGGCAAAAGATAACAGAAGAATACCAAGAAAAAAAGGACAGCCAGTCGGTAGTAAAAAACACTCTGATTTATATACCGATGAGAATCCAAAAGGCACAATACGTGGTTTAAAATTTACAACAGTTGCAGACGCTAGAGCTTCGGTGGCTAAGATAAAAAGATCAGGTCGTAGTCATGCCCATAAAACACAGGCTGCGATTGCTATGGAACAACGAGCTAGAGTTGCAGGTAAAAGTAAACAAGCTGCTGTGTATAGAGCTTTTATAAATCAACAAAAGAAAAAGACAAAACAAAAAAGGAGTGTAGCATAAATGGCAGATTATCCAAGATTCCCAAGAATAACGCCTAACATGGAAAACAGTTCGACGACGTTTACAACAGGATCTCCACAAAGCACTGGGTTTGGTCCACCAGCACCCGCACCAACAACGACTGTATCGTTTCTTGATGCCGGTAATGCTAATGCTTTTTCAGACGATGCACTTAATAAAATGGAAGCATGGGCTGATTCTTTAAATGATAAACTATCAGCTGACCAAGTAAAGATTCGTAATAGTGTACAACAAGATCAGTTTGGATCTATAAGTATACAAGGACGACTAAGACTTAATAGTAATTTATCTAATCCAGATACGGCTGGTCCTTTTGTAAAAGGTCAGATTAGGTTTAATGCTGCTACCAATAAGTTTCAAGGCTATGATGGTACAGATTGGAGGGACTTTCACTAATGTTCGGTAAATTCTTTGGAAGTGTAGGTGGTTTTTTTAGAGACATAGTTGCGCCTATTGGTTTAGGTTTAATTAACCCAGCGCTCGGTGCCGCTTATGCTGGTATTAAAACAGGTATTCAAACTGGTAGTCCATTAGCGGGTATTGGTTCAGCCGGTTTAAGTTTAGGATTGTCTAGTGCACTTCAGGGAACTTTAAAAGGAATGGAAGCTGGAGCTACACAAGCACAAATTTTTGCTAAAACAGCTGCTCAAGAAACTGCTGAAAAAGCAGCGCAAGAAGCCGTATTGAGGGGTGCTGGCGCTGGTGTTTTAAGAGCTGGCTTGGATCCTGCGTTTTCTGGAGTTGCTAAAGCAGCAACTAAATCTCTTGTTCAACCAAGTTTAGGTGAGACTATTAAAACAGGTTTAACAGGTTCTTTTGCTGCCGGTTTTCAAGAAGCGCCAATGGTTGGACCAAATGTGGCAAAATCGTTTGTAAATATTCTTCCTAAAGCTGTTCAAGAAGCTTCGCCTTTAGCAGTTGGTTTAGGTGGTCTTGGTTTACAAATGGCAGCAACACCGCCACCAGTGCCAGCTCCGTTTGCCCCAATGCAGCCAAGGCGTGCAACAGATTTAAGTAAGTATGGATACAAAGGCCCACTTGATCGTGGTGAATATACTTATGCTGATCCAGAGGACATTGCTTATGGTCGAGTCACTCCAGGT